ATTTCTTTGGGGTTAACTTCACTTTGATCAACACTAACCATTGGTTCTTCGATGTTAACGCCTTGATGCGATAATGCATCAGCTAATGCACGACCAGATTTACTACCACTAATTAGGTACGTTGTACCCATTGGATAGTCTGCAATAGTAGCTTCAGTGATGATATCGATTAAATTACGCATCAAGTATTTATCTGCGTTCTATATCTTCTTCAGCACAGTCCGGGCCATACTGTATTTCTACCAGCTTTAATGGATCTTTGAACGGATTAGTCAGTTGATGCCATTCAGTACGAGCTACAAAATAGCTTCCATGTATTCCTAACGTGGTTGTTCCAGTTTCGTTAACCACACGGGCCATACCTTCGGCTACTTTCCAGTATTCAGATCGCATTTTATGACGTTGCATACTTAGTTGTTTACCCGGCTCGACTACTAACTCCTTAACTTTCGTTCCAGGAACATCGTATAACACACGGTAATACCCCCAAGGACGATAGATCTTGGGTGCTTTCCACTCCTCAAGGATCCAACTACTACTGTTGGCTTTATTAGTTCCCCCAACACCAAATGCAAATGTTACTCCTGCTACTGACATTTCAGGAATGTTGTTTTGTGTGCGGTCACCACCGTTGGCAAATATGATAGTAGCACCTGGATATTCGGCCTGAACTTTGCGTATTGCATCTATTGCGGTGTTATCGTCATCAGAAAAATTAATCACATAATCAACCATTGACAGATTATCAATGATACAGGCACGTTCCGTGAATGGCATAAACGCACGACCTTTTTTACGTTCCAACCACGCATCGCTGTTTAGTCCTACTATTAGCATGTCGCCTAGGAGTCGTGCTTCTTTAAGGTAAGCAATATGTCCACTGTGTATGGGATCAAATCCCCCGGTTACTATTACAATTTTCATTTTAATTTGTTATTTGATATAAGTTTTTATCGAACCAACTTACAACAACATCTTCTAATCTAGCGTATCCATATTTACTTACGCTATTAATTACGCTGTCGTTAATTAAGTTGCGATCCGCTAAATCGTACCATGTAGCATCTTGAGTTAATGGTCCGTGTTCGCTAGCATACACGCCAATATACAACCAAGGGCTATTTTCTTTACGATAAAAATATGCATCTCTACAATCAAATCCGCTAATGGCCAACATATACATCATATTCAATATATTATAGTTATAGTATTGATGACTATAGTTAGCAACTATTAGACGATTATTATACAAGTAAGTAGTCTGTGGTATTGTCATTAATAACATACCATTAACATTCAGTGTACTTTTCCATGTATTCAAACACTTAAATGGGTCTCGGGCATACTGGAAACTATCATGTGCCCAAATTAAATCAACATTCCTAGGAACAACACGAGTTTCAAAGTCTCCTTCAATAGCTTTTACGTTAGTATTGTTTTTTAGTATGTCTGGTTCTATTTGGTTAATATCTTTATCTACAGCATATACTAGATAGTTGTGCGGAATAGGCGGATCGTCACGTGTAGTTAATGTAGCCCACCACTCAACGTCTCGACCTTCGCCACAGCCCATATCGGCTATGACTTCTAAATTGTCAAGAAAGGTATCATACCCATAGATCATGTTTAAAAATTCTAAACTATGATCATGGCTAGCGTATGAGTTTTTAAACAGGCCCACGTTGTAGTATCTCTATAATTAATTTCTTTTTAAGTTCTGCAAGTCTTGGTTCAAGTTGATAAATTGCTTCAGCAATCTCCGTATCAGAACCCCAGCCACGTTGTGTACTTAAATTATAAGCAAACTTAGCAACCGTATCTTTTTCTAATTGTATATCTACTACATTGTGCATTGGTTTAGCCTTAATGCACATGTTAAACTCTTCTAATAGTTGATCAGCTCGTGCTTTCCAGTCTATCATGATACAACAATATCCTCCATACCCGCCGTTCGTAATCGAACAACGTGCCCTAGCATAAAGTTCTTACTCTCTATGCCTTTCATTACTCCTAACCATTTGTTACGGAGTAGTGCTACCTCGTTGATAATAGTTTCCATATCAATAACTTCGTCTTCGGCTTCTGCATACTTTTCTGCATCTCGGCTTGTTAATGCACGAGCATAGGCTTCTAAATATTTTTTATAGTGTGACTGACGTATTTTACGCAACTGTATATTAAGAAACTCTAATACTGCTTCAATTTCTTGCAATTGATTAAAACGATGTTCTGTTTCACCCGGCAAGTTACTTAATGCTCGTTCTACGTTGCCTCGAATTTTAATGTCGGCTTTAGCCGCAATAAGTTCGCCTTCATAGTAATCAATGAAGTTTGGAATTTCTCCAAGATTGGCAACGATTTTATTATAAAACATAAGTGTGTAGTACTAACGCCTGTTTTGATGTAACATTGTTTTTTGTAAAGTTATCGCTTGTGTGTAATAGACTTGAATCCCAATATATTAAACTACCAAACTTCCATTCCGATATAGTATGCACAGTCAAACATTCTAAATCTTCAGTGCTAAGATGCCCAAGATGTTCATCTTTATATTGCATAGCATTATTTTCTTTAATCGATTTATTACTATACCAACCTTCTTTATTCCAATGTGTAGTTAATTTGTCTGTTCTATTAGAAAATTCATCAACCTCATTAAAAATAACAGTATGAACTTTGCTTTTAAACGACCTATCATTGTTAACTGAGATTGGGATTAGCATTGCAAACTTTGGTATCCCTTTACCATCCATTTGGTAATAATCTGAATGTAATGAAATAGGAACTCCATCATTTAAATACGTAACTCTGTTAAGTATTAGGTCTTTGCCAAATGTTTCTTGTATCTTGTTAAAACACTTTTTAACAAACCACGGATAAAGACTATTAGTTGCATCAATTCCGTTGCCGTAACTAAATGCTGATTTTAAATTCGACAGGTATTTTATCACTGGGTCCAATTCTGGCTCAGTAAAGAAATTATCAATTACGCCCGATTTACCAATCACCTTCTTCGTCCTCGACTTCATCATCGTCGGCTGAGTATTCTTTAAGGGCACGTTTAAGTGTATTATCTGCTCCGCCAAAATTAGCAAGCTCTTCATCATTTAACATGTCAACCATAATGCTCATAAGATTGTCTGCGGCTTCTTGACGATCTTTCTGTGGGATATACTGTTTTAAAATAGTATATGCTTCAATTAAAACTTCTACGTCCATACTCATTGTTTAGTTTCCTTTGATATTAATTTTAGTGTAGCAATTACCGTGTTACACACAGTTTGGTTGCCTTCTTTTGAATAATGATTTATTAATCCCGGTTGGGTATTTAACAAATCAACAAAGTCTAGTACATATTTTTCTGTTGACGCCCATGTATCAAACGTTGCAAGAGTGATAACTTTTTTATCAGCTAATATAGTGTTTATCTTATCTCTAAATAATCCATAACTAACTTCAAAAAACTCTTCGTCAAAATGATATGTAAAAAACTTCTTTGCCGCACATAAACTTCTATTGAACATATTTTTTAACTGAAAAGAATGATATTCAATGTCTGTATAAATTAAATCTGACTTATTGTGCAATACATCATTAAAATGTACAGGGTGTAGTCTAGTAGGCACACGGTACGGGCTCGTGTGCGCTACAATAACTGCATCAAATACGCTTAAATCTTTAACTGAAAGTAATTGTTTGTAAATTTTATACTCACTAACTCCTGCTTGTGCAAGATTAGTTACGGTGTGCTGTTCTGCTAGCAGACTGGGCCAACCTAAATAGTCTTTATATTTAGTAGACCAATCTGCGGCAAAGCTATCACCAATGATGAGTATATTACTCAACTACTTCCTCTTTTTTAGACTTCTTTGGTTTTTCTTCAACAATAGCTTCTACTACTGCTTCGAGTTCTTCTACATCAACAGTCTTGTGATGTGGATTAGCAACAAAGTCTGCCATGGCACGATCCAAACATACATCTTCATTTCGTTCCCATGCTTTGCGGAACTTCTTGATAATAGTGCCATCAACTAATGTATATACCAAACTGTTACCTTCTTTAGCAAGTAAGCCCTTGCCTTCAAACAAGTCAACTAGACCAGAGTAGGGATTCATACCTTCTTCGTACGGAATCTTAACCTGTACTGATTCAAAAGGTTTAGCATAACGTGTTTTCATAATCTTACAAGCGGCACGAATACCTTTAACTTCTGAGATCTTGTTGCCATCTTCATCTTCTTTTAATTTCAACTTACGCATTGCCACAACGATAGAGCTAGCGTAGATAAAACCCTGTCCACCGCTGATCTTGTCATCAGGATCAAACATGTCCTGACTTGCGTATGTGTGTGCTGTACATACTAGGCCTAGATTCAAACTACCAAACATATTAACACAATTACGAACTAGTGCGGCAAGTGCTTTGGGCTTACGACCCATATCGCCTTTCATGTCTCCTGCTTCAAATTGGTTAACGTCTGTTGGTGTTAGCAACATGCCCAACGAGTCAACTACAAACAAAACCTTAGGACGTTCTAGTTCTGGTAGTGTTTTGTATTCTTTAACAAACTCACTGATCATCTTGCCCACATCGTCGATCATGGCCATGTTAAGTTTGAGAAGTTTGTCTTCACTTGTGTCTACATTCAATGCGTGTAGCCACTTTTCGTCAAGTGCGTTTTCACTATCTACCAGGATAACATAGATGCCTTGCTTTTGTGCGTTAGCTACCAAGTTACCTGAACAGATAAATGATTTACCTGCGCCAGATTCTCCAGCAAACACGGTAACTTTACCTAGCGGAACACCTTTGTTAAAGTCTCCACTGATCAAATAGTTTAATGCGTAATTGTTTGTGCTGATCCAGTCAGTTGGATCTGTAAAGCCGACGCTAATACCGTCGATACTTTTTGTAATGCTTTTGCGAAATTTTGATACGTCAAATGGTTTAGCCATGATAGTTTCCTTATTGATTATTGTTAGTTTAACACTCTTTTAGAAAAACGTCAACTGGAACGTTTCTCTTAATTAAATCCCGAAAGTCATTTTCACTTTCGGCTTTTGGGGCACAGAACCCACATCTACAAATTCGTTTTTTACATTTAATAATGGGCATTGCTCCATTATCCAATTGATCCTTAAGCGTACTTATAATCTTTTGTGCGTTGTTAATATTTCCTAAAGGTTCTACGTTGCCAGTTGTGCTCATTAGGCAATCCTTATTGGTATATACAGCACCATCTAGTTGCCGCACAAACAAGAAAAACCAATTTACACTACATGACCAACCTTCAAACCCTTGTCTGGGAACAAACCCCACACTAGATTTTAAATCGCCATTGAGACTTAATTTACGTCCGCCACAACAACTACGTCCTTCTTCAATTGCCTGTACCTTGTCTTTGGTTACTTCAGCAGGAACCATCCAGTATGTCTTAAGTGTAGAATATTGTTCGCCTGTATACTGCCATTCCGGTTGTTGGTTATCCAAGGGTTTTGCTGTATAGCGAATACTGTTTTCTTTACAAAATGTAATAACTGATTCAGAGTCTTTGAACAATTCTAGATCGTTGTGCATCATTACTACGCACTTAAATCGTTTATTGTTTTCTTTAAGATA